CCAGGGCGGCGCGGATGCCAGCGGCCTGGTCTGCTTGGTTGGGCGCCGGTTCAATCGCTACGGCACTCAGGAAAGTCCCCGGCGAACCGGCATTATTCAAGTACCACTCCAGCGTCCCTCCATCGTCCGGGGCGGTGATACCGCCATTTACCCGGTAACAGCCGGTGCTGGTCACCTCCGCTACCCCTGTGGTGGTAAAGGCTGTGGCAATGGTCGTGCCATCCACCGCACGGATCTGGTAGCCAACGCTTTGGCTAGCTCGGGTGGGGGCGACAAGGGCGGCGGGGAGGACTTGGGTCATGGCCTTGGGTTCTCGGGCGTAACTGGCCAGTCTAGGTTAGCTAGTGCTTCAGCCACTTCAATTACCAAGGAAGGGGTATCCTCTGGAATTGAATTCCCTATAAGAAAGCTTCTTCGATGAAGTTGCTCCGCAATAATTAAATTATTTTCAGAAATAACCCTCTTTTCTAGCCAATTTAATATTGGACCTTGAGAGATAGTAATTTGAATTACTTCGATAGTTTTTTCCATTTTTCAAATCGCTCGGTAGGAAAAACAAAACGATATTCGAAGTCCAACTTGAAGGTCAGCCAAAGTTACCAGTGAAGTTCCTTCGCTAAAAGAAGTGGCTTTTGATAGGTAGGCGTAAGTGACATTAGTGACAGGCTCTGCCGTACCTATAGACCACAACCCACCGTAGCTACTTAAACTATTCGGCATTACATGAGTGAGTACTAAGGGATCACCTATAAATGGAGTGCTTAAAAAAACCCATCTTCCCGAATCTCTAGCAGGCTTTTGTGTAATTCCAATAAAGCCAAAGTAGGTACAAATACCACCTATTTTTGTATACCCACCGATTGACCAATCGTAAGCATAACCAGTGGATTGATAGTCCACACCAAGCCCTGGATTAACGTCAACAAAGGTTGGATTAAAAGTACCCTCTTCATAATCATCCAAAGTATTCGGATTTGAATTGCCTACTTGAGTAGCCGGGAATCTAAGCCCATTTACCTTCGGAACTGTCCCAGCTTCCCATTTAGCGGTCGCATTATTCCAGATCAGGGGGTAGCCATCCTGGGGCGCTCCAGGGTTCACCGATACGTCGGTAAGTTCCTTGAGTTGCGAGGGCGATAAATACGCTGTAGGCACTACTTCAGCCCTCCATTTAGTCCAAATTTAGTCCAATCACAGCTACCCAGGCCCACAACCGCCATTACACAGGGGCTTTGCGGCGTTGAATAGTTGCGGGGAGAGCAGTTAGGCATTACTCAACACCTCCATCAATCGTTGTTGTGCCATCCTGGCGATCGCAGGCGTCACCATATCCCAGAGCATCGTCACCTCGTTAGGTAGTCCCGTTGGTTCAAAGCAACAGCGATAATCTTCGGCCATGCACCGAACGATCGCAGCGCGATCGCCCCAGTACTGAATACCGCGGGCGGATTGCAGCGATAGGTAGTCCTGCCAGGGGCCATAGTCAGCGCTGGTTGATAGGTCATGGCGGCTAGCGATCGCGCAGGCACCGATAAACCGCCGTAGCAGACACTCTAGCCAGCATTGACTGGTCAGCTTTAGCCCGGACTGGAGGGTATCCATCGCCTGGGCGTAGGTGATAATGCCATCGCTAGCCGCGTCCTCTAGTTGGCGGCTGAGCATCAATAGCCGGTCCATTAAGGCATCGGCGGGGTCGTGGTCTACCAGGTAGATAACGCCGGTGGAGGGGTGACAAAAGGCTTTGCAATGGCGGGGTAGCCAGTCGGGGGCGCTATCAATCAGTTGAATGGTGCAACTGTCTAGCGGTAGCCCATCCGCACGACAGCGATCGCAGGCATCGCGCAGCAGGCGACGGCTAAGCAACCCACGGGCACGGCTGGTGGTGGCGGTTGCTAGGGGCGTATCAGGAAATAGGGTAACCTTAGCCGCCTTGGTAAGCGCCTGGGGGGAGGGTGGATCGCCAGCAGGGGATAGCTCGAGGTCCAGCGTCCAATGATCGTCATTGGCGACAAAGGAGGATAGACGGTAGCTAAAGTCTGGCCCGGAGGGAACGATGCCGGAATCGGCAATCAGCCCGAGCACCTCGATGTCGGCGGGGGAGCGTAGAAATAACAGCGACACGCGATCGCCTTCGGTCTGCACCACACCCCGAACGCCCTGGAGATCGAGGGTGGTGGTCAGGTCCATGGCGAAGTTATCCTCGATGGCGTAAAACTCATCGTCGCTGATGAGTTGGGCGGGTGATAGGTTGAGCCGCACCCGTAGCTTGGCGTAGCCTTGGGGCGTATCCAGGATAGGAAGATAAACACCCCGGCCATAGTCACCATCGCCTAGGGGGAAACGATAGTCACCAGGCGGGGGCGGCGTGGCATTGTAGCGCTGCCAGCGGTTATTGGCATTAAACACATAGGCGCGTCCCTGGGCATCGCGCTTGAGTGCCCCACGGTTCACCGCCTTGGTCAAGGAACCTAGGCTATAGTCTTCTAGCCAATCATGGCGGCAACCAGGGGTGCAGGTATGGTCATCGGTCCATAGTGCCTTGGCCAGGGGCGCTTCACTGAAGGTTTTACTACCCGCCTCCCGCAGCAGGTCCAGCAATCGCTTTTGCCGTTGGCTAAGCATTTGTTGGATCGGGTTATCGTCCAACTGCTGCACCGTTATCTCAGCACCACCGCCGGCGTCAACACCTAAGGATTTACGCAGCGTAGCCGCGATCGCGTGGGCGTCAGAGGGTTGCCAATCACCGATAAATTCTAATTCCATCGGATCACTAGCCTCCTGGCGCTTTTCTCTAGCTCGGGCTGGTTAGGGTTTTCCGGTGGTTGTTGGTTAGGGTCTTCCTGCCCGGGCGGTGGTGGGGCCATCATGCCTTGGGCCTGGGCTAGCATTTGCTGGGATTGTTGCTTCTCCTGTGCCCACATGGGCGGCGGCTGGAGGGGTGAGTCACCCCACTCGACGGCATCACGGCCACCCCATTTAGAGCGGAGCTCATTGATCGTCATCGCGCCCATGGTGACTTCACCGGCATCACGCTGGTATTCTTGCTGCTCCGCCGGCGTTTGGGATTGGGTGAAGGCAAACTCTAAATCCTCCCACCCACAAACGCCATGGATCACCTGTTCAGTATGGATAGAGGAAAGGCTGCGCAACAATGGCGCTACGCCCTTGGACTCCATCAAGTCCACCTGGGTTTCAGCTACCCCAGAACCAATGCCGCCAGTTACCTCGTCGGTAAAGCCGATCTGGCTAGCTGAGATGCGATACAGCATCGTAATCCGTCGCACCACATGGGTCAGCAATTCAGTAAACTGCATCTCCCGGTTAGATATTGATGACAATGGCACTAGATCAAATACCTGCTGGCTTTTACCCTCAGCGTCCCGGGCGGCCCGAAAAGCGTGGATATTCCACGGGTTGTCCTGACTGGTTTGCCGCATCTGGGACATGAGGCTACGGAACTCAGCCGATGACAATCCCATCACCGCCAGCAATGCCGGGGGGATGCCGTTCTTTTCAAAGAAGCTGGCATTGTACCGGTTAGCGTTCAGGTCGCTAGCGATGCTGACGTAGGCGGTCTCAATCGGAGAGATGCCGTAGGGACTCCAGGACACCGGGTTGAGTCGGATGTAAGCCAGCTCCTCCGGCTCAAAGCGGACATGGGTCTTAACGTTATAGCTTTGCCAATAAGCCAGCGGGATACCGGTATCATCACAGTCGATCTCCACCGTATCGCCCGCGATCGCGCCTAACTCCAGCGGCAGGCGGTGGCCATTTACCTCAGCAGTCACGATCTCGTAGGCCGCCGCGTCGTAGATTAGTAAGTCCCGCAGTATTAACCGGTGGAACTGGTCCAGGTTGTAATGGTTGGCCGGGTGGGTAAAAAATCTCTCTAGCCAGCGGATGCGCTTTTTGAGGGTTTTGTAGTCATCTGGTCTGCGATCGCGCAACCACCGGCTTTTCTCTTCGTCAACGGGGCGGATTGTCCAGTCACAGCCGCAGACTAGCTCCACCAAGGTATCGACACAGGCGCGGACAACTTCGGAACGCATATAAACCATCCGCATCACCTCGGGGCTAAGGAAGCCCTGACGGGGTTGGCCGCGTCCCTCGAAGGTGCTCCAGATATTGGGAGTGGTGCGATAACGGCGGCCAGGCTTCTTGTCGATGCCATCGTCCCAGCCACGGCCATTGGCGCGTTTGGCTAGCTCCCGTGCCTGGGATAGGGGCAAATCCAGGTCAGGGGAGGTCTCTAGGTGGCGGTGGAGGCGGGTGAGGTCCATGGGTAGCCTATTTCTAGGCTAATTTTAGCGGTTCTCCCTCTGAGTTATTGCATATTGCAAATATGCCATGGTAGAGTAAATATGCAGCGGCAATAGTTGCGAGTAGTTACTTAGGAGAAATAGCTATGGTTGATCAGCAAGAAATCGAGCGTCGGGCTAAGGCGCTGATTGCGGACAAGGATTTAGGTGTGCTCGAAGCCTGGAACCAAGCGTGCCGGGAAACCGGGGCGCTGGATGCGCCCGATCCCTTGGCTGAGACGGATGTAGTGCGAATTGTCCGCGCCCTAGATGCACAGGGGACTGCTCGGCTTATGGAAGATTTGCGCCAAGCGGGTTAGTTTGCGTCACTCAAATCACTCAAAAGACCACTTTTACGGAGGATAAGCGTGACTGAAGAAGAAAAACAAGCCAATGAGCAAGCCGCACGGGCGGCGGTGCTTAAGGCTCAGCAAACATTGGAAACCCTGCGCCGCGCACGGGTTGCACTGGAAAACCTTAAGCAGGAGCTAAATATCAATGTCAATGACTAATAGCACTACCGCCCAGCCCGCTGACAACCCTAGCCCGCCGCCCTCCCAGGTGCCCGGCACCGTGGAGCAAGCGTTCCTTTATGCCGCCACTGGGGCGGCGATACTGGCCTTGGCTGCCACAGAAAAGGCGAAGGGTAACATCTAGCCCAGTCTGCACCCTGGCGGCCCCGTGGCTGCTGGGGTGCTTTTGTAAATTACCTTGGGAAAAGACGATGGATAAAAACGTTTGGTGTCTGGTAACAAAGCCGTCTGATGACGGCACCCTGGGAATCGGCAACATTTTTAAGGTCGATGACCAAGGCTTCCTTCACTGCATGCAGGAGGGGACGCTCCTGCCTGATGAAGCCATGGACGCCCTTGAGGGGGCGGAATTCATCAAGGTGGCCGATATTGACATGGAAGCCCTTGCCGCTGTTTGTGCCTGGCCCTCGCCGGGGGTTTTGTAAGGCATCTAACCCTACCGCTTTTCACCCTCACCCCTGGCCCTTGCCGGGGGTTTTGTTTTGGCTACAGGTCGTAATAATTTTCCTCTACGTCCTCACCCGCCATAAACCGTTGCCAGTAGTCGCGCTGGGCCTCTACCACCGCCCTGTCCCGTGGGTCGCTCGGGTCGCCCACGTAGCCGCCTGGATACTCAGCATTGGCCGCCTCTAGCAGGAAGGCCGCTATGGCTTTCACCTGGGGCGTATTGCCAGTGGTATCTTTGATAGCCCTGAGCGCTTGTAGGGCGTTGCGGTAGGAGGTGCGATCGGCTAGGGGCATGGGGAGGATGGGGTATAATGTAAATGCGCTCCACCGTTTGCGCCAACAAACGATGGAACGGCTACCCCGATTGTTAATCTCGCTAACAAATGAGGCACAAATATTATGAGCCAAAATCAGAAGATACTGACGGTCCTGTTGCAAATCGAGCAAGTTGTATCTCGTTACTCTGACGATGAGCTATCAGAGAAGTGTAGAGAGGCAGGCAAAGATTTCTTTGCATTCATGCAGTCCCAAGGGGTTCACCCTGGCTGGTGTCAAAAGTTGATCGTCGATACCCTGGGTATCCATCCGATGAAGCTATGGCGCATCCGTGACATAGAATTACTGCGGAAGGCGATCTATGCCTATTGCAACACCATGGGAGTCACCCCGATCCGCCGGGACGATCAGTCCCACAGGCCGCCCTATCGGGTAGCCCAGGACACTGCCAACTTTTTCTTTGGAAGGACTGACAGGCCATGAGCTTAGCAACTGCCTACATGGAAGCCCAGGCCGCCTCAGCAACGGCGGCAGACGATTGGGAGCTATGGTTCGACACTGACCTGGACCAGGAGACCCTAGAAACCGTCACCGCCCACATTGACGCCTTGGAGGTCACTGGCTACCCTACCGATGCCCTAGAGGCCATGCTTGAGGCCGGGGAGGTGCTGTGGTGGTGCCCCGCCTGGGTGCGGGACCTGCGGGAGGTGTTCTACGGCTGGCTTTGCCATGGCCAGGAAATTAAAGCCCGCCTGGTGGCAGACTGGCTGCTGTCTACCCTACCCCCTGACCCCATCGACCCTGACACCGCCCAATACCTTGCCCTGGTGGCCAGTGGGGATGCCCTGGAGGCAGAGCCCGGACTGTGTTGCTTTTGGCCAGCTAGGCCCCAGGTTTACCTCGATAGACTGGATCTGGCCATGGCTGAAATAGCGGCGGATGCCCTAGCTAGCTATAACGCTGATGTGGATGCACGGGCGATCGTGGCTGGCGGGAAAGCGATCGCTTAGAGGCATGGGAAGCTACACGTCAAACAATTTGATTTGATGTGATACGCAAAGCTCTTGCTCTTCCCGTCTTTTAACGAAACTTACAAATTCCTTGATGACTGATTTTTCCTCGTCAGTCAGTTCGTCAGCTCTTTTGTATGTTTTCCTGCGATGGGTTTCTCTGCTCATGGGGACACAGTTGATTACCTTGTTGCAGATAGTGGCAGTATCCCAATGATCAAAATCACAGGCATCTGTCCAGGTGCCATCGGCTCTGACAATCGTTGTCCGATCTATTAGATCACACCCTGGTGTATTGGGAAAATTTAGCTTAGTAAACTCATAGAGATATTTTGCGGCTTTCTGCTTGACAGATCTGGTAAAGCCTTTGACGCGCCCAGCATTAGCCCCGTCCTTCATCTCACTTATCCGTTGACTCAATCCTTGCATGGCCGACAGAAAGGTGTTTGTGAGGGAGTCAATCTGATCGGCTAACTGCTCAATGCCTTCCTCAACCACTTCAGAGTTTTTGCTAACCTTCTCTTCTAGCCCCGTGATTAACTTGTTAATCTCCTGAGTCCGCTCAATCCTGGTCAACCCTGCATCCATCAACTCGGCCCGGCGCGTCTGGATGCTGAAATAAGCTTGTGCCGCCGCAATTCTTGGTTTTTCAGGGTCTCCGCACTGGGCGATTAGATGGCAAGCATGGCGAGAGAGTCGGTAATCCGTGATTTCCCGCATCGCACGACTCCCTAAGGAGACCATTTTAGTGAGTTCACTAAAATGGTCTTTACGGGAGAGTTCAAGCCCATGATGAACCTTATATGTTTCAAAGCTTTGGGCCGCTCGGTCAATTAACTCCTCAAAATTTTGCCAAGTTCCATACTCCAGGAATGATTGCAATTCTCTGGCTAGCCAATATTCTTGGAGCTCGGGGTCCAAATGGGTTCCATCAAAATGGCGAATAGAGTCAAACGGGCTTGCAAAGGTTGCATTGTCAGTTCCCTCAAGCGCCACAAAGCTTTCGCCGGGGTTATCTTTGCCTACGTCAACAACCTTTAAGCCGCTTTCACTTGCGCTGTTTACAGGCTCTTGCACTTGCTCACGGCTTTCTGGAAGGATAAACCTTTGAGTGCCCCCTGGGAGTAAAGCCTGCTCGACAATCTTCGCTAGAAACTGTAGCGATATTTTTCGAGATTTCAATACTCTACGCAAGCCCTCAAGGATGTCAGGCTCAATGCCCTGCATCTTGCTGACTTTCCACAAAGCCAAGTGGAAACTTTTGACGCTTTTGTAATTTAACTTGTCTCTACTCTTGCAATAGACAAATTGACGGGCCTGCTCCAACGACACGATGTCATCCATGGCTGTATCAATAGTGAGTCTAATCAAGCCCATCTTAACGTAAATTATTTATTGCACATAGACCCTACAAAAGCATATCCGCAACAGCCGTCCTAAAGGAAAACCCCAGGGTTTCCCCCAGGGCATCACTCAAAAGACCTCTGTAGCGATCTACGGAGGCCCCTTGATCTTACTCCTCTCCTGGCTCCCTAGCCTGCCAGTAGCAGGCGCTAGCTAGAGTGTTATCAATCCAGTGGGCCAGGGCTTCCAGGGACCGCCCTAGGCGGCGCATTAACCAACGATAAACAGCGGAACGTGGCATAACAAAATTTGGTAAGGACAAATCCCCCTCGCTAACGCTGTGGGGCGGCAGCGATCGCAACTACAGCAGGCTATCTTGACGGCACTGCCAAAACTCCAGCACCGCCAGCCCAGGGAACTGCTCCTCAACAACGGTCTCAATCCGCTGCTTGTCCTCCAGCCCCATGTAACTGTCCTGAATTTCGACAACCTCAACAGTGAAGGTAAACTCACCGTTTACCTCCCCGACTAAAGAGGCAAAAAATTTGACAAGGGCAGGGGTGGCGGTAACAGGGGTGCGGGCTTCAACAACTTGGGTTAACATGTCAGCAGACCTTTTTGGTGAGTGGTTTTACTTCCCCGCTTGGGCTGCAACCCGGGCGGGGCTTGCTTTGTCATGCTCAATAATAGCGTAAAGAACTTTACGGTGTCAACTATCTTACGAAAAGCTATTTACGCTATAGTCTTGGTATAAATCACGTTATGGGAGAGATACCAATGTCACGGGTCGCCGAGCTGCGCAAAGCTAAAACCCTCACTCAGAGGGAGTTAGCCGATCTTGTTGGGGTTACAGAAACTACGGTCAGGAATTGGGAAAATAATCGGTCTGGCGTCGATTGGTTTGATCGGATAGCCAAGTTATGTCAAGCGTTAGACTGTTCTCCCCAGGATCTAATTCAATACGTTGATCCCACCAAAGACAGTCCGCTACCATAGAACCACGCGCTGTATTGCTTGGCCCCCGAGGGGCTTTTTGTTGCTTATCCGCTATAATCAACACCGTTAGATACACCTTGATACTCGCGATCGCGCCCTAGCTAAGTGCGATCGCGCTTCCTCCGCCTTTCGCCGCTGGCATCCGCTACAATAGCCCCATTCTCCTAACACTGCGCCAAGAGCCCCAGGGTCATAGCTGGGGCTTTTTCGTTGCCTGTTTGCTATAATCACCGGCAAACTTCAGGAGGCTGTCATGAGTGAGGATCAACTGGCCCAAGTGAAGGCGATCGCTACCCAGATAGCCCGGCATGAAGTCATGCTCCACGAGATCCGCTTTACTTTATCCGGCGTGGTGGTGGGTGCCGTGGCAGCGCTGGTGTGGCTGGCAGCTGCGGGAAAACTGTAGCTAGGGCAACAAAAAACCCGCCAAGTGGCGGGGTGGCTCCGGGGTGGTCCCGGGGCGGCTAGAAGTCGCTAGGATCAAAAGTCAAATAGTCGTCTTTAATCAGCGACGAGATCGCGTCTTTTGCTGCCGCCTCGGTGGGGTAAGTAACCCATAGGCTGCCGTTGCCAAAAAGAGTCTGGCAGTCCTCCCATTGGGAGGTTTTCGGTGAAATAGCAAAAACGCGATAGCCTCCATCCCGGGGAAAAACACTGTAACGAACAATCATGGCGGTATCTCCTAATCATGGTGGGTCCGGTTCGTTGCTGTCGGGACACCAACCGGAAAGTAAACCGCCGTAAATTTGTTTACATCCCTACGGAAGGATGGGTTTAGTTGAATCCCCGTCCTGTTCCGGGGTGGCACCCTATTTGGTATCCCGCCGGGGGGCGGCGCCGTTTGGCTATACCCAAAGTACCCTAACCCCATCGAATTGTCAACACGTTTCGATTGTGATTAAGCTCTCTGGTTGCTAAAACGATCGCGCCTATCCTAGTTCGATACGATAGGGCTGTGGGTATTTGCAATAGACAATGGCAACCTATAGCCCGTCGCAGCTTGGTTTTCTGCTCCAGCAATGGGGCAGCGGCAACCTGGATAATATTATGTCCTCTGGCCACATCGTCTCCGGGGTGCCCAACCTGGTGCTAACCGGCCATGGCTTCAGGGCGATGGGCTTGGCGGAGCGGTTCACCAATGCGGATATTGAACAGGCCATAACGTCGCTGATGGTGCGCGATCGCGGCGCGGCGGTGATGCTGATTGCCATTCACCTACTGGGCTGGACGATGGAGCGGCTAGGGCGGGCGCTAGAGCATTCAGATACCAGCTACACCCAAACAGCGTTGATGCTGGCAGAGGGCTGCTTTATGGAGGTGCTGCTCAATGCCAACTAAGCATAAGCGGATCAATTTACTGGTCCCCGAGGCGATCGCGGCCCGGGTGAGGCAGGAGGCAACCTTCCTACGGCTAAAGTCGCGGGTAACGACAGAGGACGGGCGGGAGCTAGCGAGCGTCGCTGACCTAGTGCGCTGGACCACCGACCTTTATATCGAAGCTTGTGAGGCGGGCGGGACGCTGGAGTGCGAGCCGGTTGATAACGACGGCACTATCCCCTTCACCCTGGACTCCCATACCCGTGGCCGGTGGGAATATGCGGTGAAGTATCGCTATGCCCGCGACTACCACGAACTAACGACGATCGCCCTTACCCGCTATTTCGACGGGCTAGACGCTCGGGCACAGCGCGATCGCCGGTTGCTGGAAAGTTTAACCAGCCTGCCAAGCCGAGAAACTTTACAACTCATCAACGCTGGAACCTATGTACCAACTACCGTCCCCTCTCTTTAGCTGGGCCTGGAGTGCTCAGTTTCTATCCTTGGCGACAGAGAGTGAGTCGGGGTTAATTTTGCTTGGTCAGCAACAAAAGGAACCGGCCTATTGTCACTTTTCCAGGCTATCGGCGGAGGGTGAAGAGGAAAGCTGGCTGTGGTTGTTCCCAGACACCAGACAAGCCGCTAGCCTACGCCTGATGCAACGTATCAATATCGACGATCGCCTGCGGGACCTGGTGGAACTAACCATCCCGATGAGCTTACCGGATTGTACCTACCCTACTTACCTACAAGTGGTGGACCTGGACCACCTACGCCGCGCACCGTTAGAAGAATCCGGCATCGTTGAGGTGTGGATCGGGTTTGACTATCGGAAATATGCCAGCGATCGCAGGATGCGGGCTGCAGTTGATACCGTCCTCCCCACCTCGGAATTTGTCCGAAAGGCAGCCTTAACGTGAAGTTCCTTGATATTCTGTGCCGTCGCTTGGACTCAATAGAGAAGCATTTGAAGTTGATTAACGAAAAGCTACAGGAGTTGCAAGAGCGGCAACTGAAGCTGATGAAAAGCGATCGCGAACAATCCCGTAAACTCAAGACCCAGCAACGGCTCACCCTGGGCTTTAGCACTGCGGTGATCATTGGTGCCTTGATGCTATTCAACTGGTCGCCAGAGCATCAGAAGCAATTGCGAGATCTAGCGGTAAGCATTATCAGCATCGGCGCCGCCGGGGTGCTAGGCACCAACGCGATGCCCCGCGAATCATCCTCGGAGGAGGACCCGGACGATGAAGGTGGATCGGATAGTCAATGACCTGCTTGGCTACGTCAACCGCTGCAACTGGTGGCGGGAGCGACAGGTAAAGCAACGACCCTACCGCATCTTGCAGACATGGCGGCTAGCGGGGCGTGGACTATTGCACCGTGTCCAACGTCCCCGCACCCTATGCCCGCGTCATGTGGATGCCTACATTTTTGAACCCTACCGCCAGGAGGGTGGTGTCAGGGATATTCATATCACCTGTGACCACCTTGAAGGGATGAAGGCACCCCTCAGGGGTAGGGGTAAGGTGCGCTCCACCCACCGGCTGACTATTCTGGTCTCTGACCATTGGATAAATGACGATGGGCGCTACAACGCTGAGCAGATCTATAGCATCGATGACGACTGGCAGGGCAACCAGCCAGAGCGCGACGCCTACGCGATCGCTATCCTTTACCAAGTAGCGATGGCTTTCTACCAGGATGCCACTGATTGGACCTGGGAGGTAGATACTGCCAAGCGGCTATGGATGGGAGAACACTATACCCCCACGCTTTCTCCCAACCGCCATAGCGTTGATACCGTCGCTTGGGCATTGCGCGATCGAGTGAGGCGGACAAAGCTGGGGGCAGGACAGTGAGATGGTATTGGCGCGATCGCGGGGAGGATCAACTATAGTTGATCCAAGGATCTACGGTAGATCTCCAAACGCTACAAACCTATGCCTGCCAAGACTCCAGAGTTGATCCAAGCCCGCATCAAAAAGCTTTATGCCGAGTCCAGTAATACCATTGAGGACATCGCCCAAATTTGTGGCGTCTCCACTGGCACCGTTAAGCGGGTAGTCAAAGAGAATAATTTGAGCCGAACGCCTACCCGTAGCGTTAACCAAGTGGTTACAACAGCGATCGCGGCGGGGGCCAAGGTTACCATCGACGGGCTCGACGTTAACGACTATATGACCCGCACCATCAAGACTTTGGCGGGTGCTGTCAATGAGACAGAAGCGAAGTCGCTGGAGGGCGTCGCCACAGCGCTGGCTAAGTACCTGCAGCTATACCGGGAGATGAACCCGACCACGCTGGAGGAGGCGACGATCGCGCTACTAAACCGGCCAGACTTTGACGCGCAAACCTTCCACCGCATCCTACAACGCCATGCAGAGAAAGCAGGGTAACGCGATCGCGCTATTGGAGCTAATGAGCCAGGGCCAGGAACCAACGGCGGGTGACTCCCCTTGGCTAGAGGACCCCTTACCCCTGGGTGAGTTTTGCCGCGCCTACCTGGACGTTACCCCCTGGGACGTGCAGCAACAGGACCTAAGCCAGTTTCTAGGCACCACGGCGGCGGATGCTAAGGCACTATTTACTCAAAACCCGCCAACTCTTTACAATTGTGGCATCTTGTGCTACGGCAAAGGGTGCCTTGGCCCTGACGAACGCTTGAAGGATTATCGCAGTGGGGAGACACTGACGGTTAAAGAATGGAGCGATCGCGGTATTGGGCTACAAGTATTGAGCTGGGACGGCGATCGCTATTGTTTGCAGGATACTTCGCCGGTTTACTGCAAGGGGACCGATGAACTATACCGGGTGACGTTGGCAGATGGGCGATCGTTTGTAGCAACGGCTAACCACCGATGCCTCTCGCCTGGGGGGTGGATGCCGGTGGTGCAATTGCACGTTGGCGCCTATTACGATCTAACAAAAGGGCGGCTATTAACCCAGCATAGATGGACAGCGATCGCCTCAATTGTGCCCATGGGCGTCGGTGCCTACTATGACCTGACGGTGGCTGACACCCATTGCTACTTTGACAGCCAGGGTATCCTCCACCACAACAGCGGCAAAGATACCTTGGCCTCCGTCTGCCTTGTGTGGTTTGCCCATGTGCTGCTATGCCTGAGGGACCCTCAGGAATTTCTAGGGCTTGCCCCCCAGGAACCCATTGATATTGCCCTAGCCTCACCTACCTTGCGCCAGACACGGCGGGTAACCTTCACCAAGCTAAAGAACCGATTGCGCACCTGCACCTGGCTGAAAAGTCACCTGGCGCGTTCAGAGTTTGCGATCGCAGACGTTGACCGGTATATCAAGAAAGCAACCGACGCGGCGGACTATATTGAGCTACCGCACAATATCCGCATCCACAACCTACCGCTGATTAGCAGTAGCGCGGAGGGGTTCAACCTACTGGCCTTTGTAATTAGCGAGTTTGCAGGGCTAGAGTCAGAAGCCCAGGGGGCCACGGCGGAGGCATTGTTCAATACCTTTGTCACCTCCTGCCGCACCCGCTTTAGAAAGGCATGGAAAGGTTTTCTGACCAGCTTTCCGCGTAGCGTATCGGACCCGCAGGAGCAGTTGATTGAAGCCCACCAGGAGGGACGGTTCCCTGAATTATTTGTGGTGCGTCGCCCCACCTGGGAAGTCGTGCCCCACCTGGAATACAAAGACTTTGAAACTGAATTTATTAGGGACCCAGAGGGATCGGCGGCTAAGTTAGCAGCCCAACCCCGGGCGGCGACTGAAGCCTACTTTAGATCGCCTGAACTAATTGTGCGTCATGCCAGTGGGGGGACATCCGACCTACTGAAGCGCTATGGCGTGACGGGTAGCGATCGCAGCCCTGACCCCATCCTAGAGCGCGACCTATTTGGTGACGTGGTGCTAGATAGCTATGGCTTTCCGATGTTAGCCAACTGGTTCAAGGGCAAGCCCGAACGCGAGTATTACATTCATATCGACCTGGGGCTATCGGGTGATAGTGCCGGGTTTGCCATGGCCCACCTGGAGCCGGTGGGCGATCGCGCGGACCGACTGATACCGGTACTGGACCTATCCTTTCGCTGGAAGGCGGCCCACTTTACTGGACGCGGCCAGTTGCAGCGCATTAACTGGGAGGGCGGCGATTCCACAACTGTGGACATCCGCCAGGCGGAGATAGACTTGCAGACACCGGTGGAATTTGTATTGTTGCTGAGCAAGCGGCTAGGGTTTGCGATCGCGCGGGTGACGTTCGACCAATTCAATAGCGCTACGGCTCGACAGCTGCTATACCACTATGGCGTTAGCAGCCAGAATTTTTCGGTGGACCGTAACCCAGGTTATTACGATGAACTAAAGGCGCTTATTTATGCCAGACAGTTGGTGTACCGCATCGACCCGATCCTGTTCGGGGAATTGCGGAAATTGGTGAGGCTATCGACCGGACGGATTGATGCCCCGCGTACCGCCTTAGGTAGTGACGTGGATAGCCATAAAGATATTGCCGATGCAGTAGCGTCGGTTGTGGGGGCACTGTGTAAGCTATCAGCCGCCTCGGGTGAATTCTATAGCCTGCCAGAGCCAGAGGTGGTAGAAGAGGGCACAGAAGAGCCCACAGGGCCGATAGAGCTTAAGTCTGACTACAGCAAGACCCAGAGCGAAATTATGCGGGAGTTTTTCGAGTAACGATACCGCCACTGAGGTTCAATTCACCCCTGGCCAGTTGCTCCACAAATTCAGAGCGGGATAAGCCTGCCTCTTTCGCTAGGGTGTTGAGAATATCCCATGCGGTGGGGGTTAAGATAAGTTGCCCGCGCTTTTTATGCTCGTCATAGCGTGGCGCCTTGGGTTTTAAGTTATCTAAGCAAGCCTGGGGACGCCAAGCCATAATGCCTCCGGTTCTATTTGTGTATATCTTACGATACCAGCCCAATTTAGGCTAGTCGTGCCATAGCTAGAACTCTGAGCAATTCTCACCATGGCACCTCCCTTTAGATGCGGCGTAGTACGCTGAAATTGGAGAGGGGATTGACCATGGCACACTATCAACTTTGCTACGGGCGGGTATCGACTGAAGAGCAAAGCCTGGAATTACAGATGCAGCAATTTCAGCAACAGCTTGAGTTTGATGAACTGTTTGCTGAAAATTTGTCAGGGCGCCGGCGCGATCGCCCTGAATTTTTGCGCATGGTAGAACGGGCATTGGACCTCCGTGGTCAACGTCATCAAGTTACAGTATGGGTCATTGAGTGGACGCGGTGGGCACGGGATACGGTTTATTCGATGGAGAGTTTGGCCCAATTGGAGGCGGCGGGCGTACAAGTGAAGGAGCTAACCACCGGCCAGGAGATCACGCTACAGACCGCCTCAGGGCTGCTCACCACTGGCGTTAAGTCGCTGATGGCCCACTACTATTCGGTAGAACTAGGCGAGCGCATCCAGCGCGCCTATGCCCAGATGAGGCGACAGGGGCGCCCCATGTGTGGCCCGCCTCCCTTTGGCTACCAGCGATCGCCGGATAGTAGCCGCTATGAGCCGGGGCCAGAGTGGGCAAAGGCAAGGGCGGCGATAGAATTTTACCTAGAGCACGGCAACCTGATGGCATTGTCAGCCCACATGGAGGGGCGCTACGGGTTTTATAAGTCTCGAGCGGGTTGGCGGTGGTGGCTGCGTAGTGCTGCCCTACGAGGGCATTTGCACTATGCCAAAACTGATGAATGGCGCTACAACACACACCCAGCACTGATCACCGAAGAAGAGTACAAGCGTATTGAATACCTGATTAGCCTCAACCGTCAGTTGCGCGGCAACAATCAAGGACGCATCCATGCGGTGCCGCCTATTGTGTCCTGTGTTTGTGGCTGCCGGTGCCGTGCGCTTATCCGCCGGGGCCATCGCTATTTTGCCTGTGCGGCCAAAGCTGACTACCATGACCGGGAATGCTCCTACACCCGTTCTTGCCGCCAGGATGCCATTGAAGCAGCCATTCAGGAGGCGTTGGTAGAGGCCGCCGAGGCGATCGCGGCGGATATGCTACAGCCCTCGACGGTGAACCCGCAGGCGATCGCGCTGGAGCGAGAACTAGAAGCACTTCGACCTTTGGCCCACCGGGCGGCGATCGCCGAAGAAATTGCTGCCATCGAGGCGGAGCTACAAAACTTGGCAGGAATGGCAAGCCATGTCAGCGCTAACCAGCAAGAGCTCCGGGAAAAAACAATGGCGATCGCCCAGGCGGACCTGAACTTATTGCCGGTGGTAAGGCGTCGGGAAGTCTACGCGGAATTGGTGGAGCGGGTGATTTTGCAGGGAAATGAAGTGGTGGAGGTGCGGTTAAAGCTTATTGCCAATAAGCAACCGTCAGACAGCGGGCTCTAGCGATACGGTAACGCCTGACTGGCGATCGGGGGTAAGCTTCAGCCAAACGCCGCCTAAACTTTTGGGCATGACAATGCGCTCCACCGCCCAGCCATTACCGCCTTCAAATTCTTCTTTGTAGGTGCCGGTCTGTACATGGTATCGCGGGGTTACCTTTACCTTGCCGGTCTCCGCCAAGCGATAGCAAGGGTGGCTGACAATGCTGCGTTCGTGGTTATGGCCATTGACGATAATGTCGGCATCCGGGGCGATGCTGGCATAGCGACCGCCGCCCATGGTGCCTTTGGTGACAATGCCGCCCCAGGCGCCATGGTGAAAAAACAGGGTGCAGCGTCGCACCTTCTCAACGCCATTGCCGCGCTGCTTGTAGAACACAAAGCGCACCCAGCCCTGGTAACCCATGTGCTCAGTAACCGCCTTATGGCGATCGCGCATCTGCTGCACTACGTTAGCGAGTGGGTCCACCTCTTGATTGTTGATAATGGCAGTTTCGTGGTTGCCATTGCCCATCATCAAAATTTCTTTGCCGTAGGGGCCAAGAATATCGGCAGACTCTTTGAATACCAAGTCAAAATAATTGGCCCCCTGGTGCTCGGGGCGGATGCTGGACTTGCTGCCGCGCTTGTCGCGTTTGCCCTGCATCAGGCATAGCACGTCGCCAAAAAATAAGGCTCTACCACCGAGAGCCTTCATTTTATCGAGGTGAGAAAAGAATAGCTTGCGATCGCACTTTGGGTTATCCAGGTGAATGTCTGAGGCTAACAAAAAGTGCTGGGTCTCCTCCCCGGTGTAGCGCATCCGGATTTCGAGAAGTTCATCTGATAAGCGCTTTACGTCAATGTCCATCTCTCTAACGAGAGTGCATAGCCCCAGTCTATCGGATGTCACAAATAATTAACAAAACGCCACGGGATGCCCATGGCGCTTAATGTTAGTCACCTGTCTATGCCGCCTCTTTCAACGGCCTCAATAACTTCTCCGCCAGTTGTCGCACTTTAGGGGGTGCATCCGGCATTTTTAACACCGCCTCGGCAAGTTGATAGGCAACTTGTTTTTCCTGCTTGGTTAGCGCGATCGCAAGCTCCAAGTTACTCTTCACCTGGGGGCTCATGGCTGTTCCTCCACCTGAAACACATCCCCAAAAACAGCCTGCAAATACACCCGGGCCAACTCAGGATCACCTGAATTGCTACCCTGCAACAAAAACATAGCGAGAGCGGCGTTGACGATGCGATCGCAGTCCCACTCCCGATGGCTATCGAGGTAGGCCGCGATCGCGGCGGCCACTGGTGGTTGAATTTCTGCCACCATAGAAATCGGTTCATTCATGCCGTCACCTCCGCCTGGAGGGGTTCGTAGCCTCCACAGGAAAGATGAGCTTGCCATAGCTGTCGGTAAGGCACCGTACACCGTTGAGAAGCACAGAATCGCCCCTCAGCGTTGCCGTCACCAGAGTAGACACAGGTGGGACAACCTTTGCCAATTGCCCTGAGTTGACGGCTGACGGTGTCAATAAAATATTGGTCCGCCTCCGCCAAGGTGCGGAATAAGCGGGTATAGCCGATGCACTCAAACTTAAATCGGTAGGTGGCTACTGTCCGCCCCAGGGGAGCGAAATAACCAAAGTAGCCGTAATCGGCATAGGTATTTTGAAGCCTGCCGTAGTCATAGCCTGCTTGATAATCAGCCAAAATTTTCCGCACCAACACCTTGGTTAGGGGACGCTGGGCTTGTTGTACTTCTTGGGCGGCCAGGGCAGCGATCGCCTCTAAGCAATCATTTGGTACGCCCTTAAAGGCGCGGTGGGTGGCCACTTGGGCCAATTTATCTGGAGTAAGTGTAATCATAAAAAACTCTCCACAACGGATTGAAATTTGCGGTCAAGTGCCTCTAATGCCTCGTAGGACATCAGCGACAGTTGACCCATGGGGGATGTACCCTGCAGGCGTTGGATAGCTTCTTCCTCGCTTACACCGTCCTCAAGGACAATGGAGCGCACGGCTACCCGATAGATGTAACCCTCGACTTTGGCAGCATCCTGATTTAGCAACTGGGTTGCCATCTTAAAATTGCACTGGATACGTGCCAAAAAATCATCTAAACGATCCACCAGCGGCCTCCAGGCGATCGCGGGCTTCTACCTCCGCGATAACTTCGTCCATCAGGCTTTCGCCACGGTGAGGACCAGTGCGGACTAATACGTCAGCAAGGCTGCTAAACCCTCCTACACGAGTAGTAGGAATTTTGCCTTGTTGGTACAAACTAGCCAAATCAGCCTTAAGCTTGTCCCTTGCCAGCTTTTGAGCCGCCATATAGGCAGCCTGCTCTTTAGGCGACATATCCGCATAGCGCTTGTGCCCACTAGGGACACTGGCTACCTGCTCCTCAAGCAACCGGCGGCGCTCTTGCTTAAGCCCATCCAGCAACATGGCTGGCTTCAGGTATGGCGTTGCCATAGAGTTTCCGAACATGCGGATGACCTCATGCCCAGAAATATCCTTAACCTCCCGCCAAAATTGCTGCAAAAGCTCATCACTAATAGGGCGCCAGCCCTGAGCTTCGCAAAGCGTCGCCACCAGCGATCGCAGTTCTTCGGGCTCCAACGGATTATGGTTCATCGGTATCACCTCCTAACACAACCATACGCTGCATAAAGCAAATATGCAACAGCAAAGTTATATTAAATTTGCTACGGATTGGCCACAGCAAGACGCTCTAGTTCGCCCTTGAGGTAGGCGACATAGTCGTCGCTTTCAACGGCGTCCAACTGGCGGGTAAAGGTTTTGCCGGTGCGTTCCTGCCACTCGGGGGGCAGCACAGCGGAGCGGCCTAATTGACGTAGCAGGACGGTGATGTCCTGTAGGTCCGCGTGGACGTTGGCGGTGATGTCTTTGGCGGGGGCGGGCTGCGATCGCTTTTGCTCGCGGTAGGTGATCGCAGCCTCCCATTTGCGGTTAGACAGAAACCGGCAAAAGTGGGAAATGCCAAACGCTTCCCCTTTGCGTTGATGCTCAACCCGCTTTACCTCCATGTAGAAGTTCAGCCCGTCCAGAATCGCCTCTAAGGCGTCTCCGCCCTCTATTAGCTTGTCCCACTCCCTAACAGCCTCTTTGCGCGCCTGAGAGAGGGCGACAGTGCTCTCTACGGCTATGCAAAACTTGCGGTAGGAATCCCATGCAGCATCAAACTGCTCGGGATGGTTTTTGGGTGTGCTAATTTTTCGCGCGCCGCCGCCAGATTTTTTTCTTGTCCGGGGTTTTGGTTGAGCCCCAGGTTTTTCTACCTGGCTATCCAGAGGGGGAAAGGTATCGGCTGTTTCCTGTTTAGCCGGTTCGGGTTCTTTGGTTTTTGAGATGGGGGCGCGATCGCGTAGCGCGTCAGCGCTACAAAGCGGCTCGATGCTCGGTTCCGGACACTCAGGTATAAAGCTTTTTAATAGATCTTGATCGATCTCCGGATCTGGATCTGAATCTATATTTAGATCTAGATCTATATTAGCCGGGACACATCTGTGACTCGCCACCTGTCCTCCAGGAGTCACGCGTGACGCGTCATTTGTTCTGGGTGACATCATCAGGGCTTCGCGCTCTTTTTCCCGCTGTCGTTGCTTGCGTAGCCTGCCTTGCTCGCGCTCTTTGACGTAAGCCTCCGCCCGCTTGGCAATGCCGTGGGCATAAATCACGCGATCGCGCCACAGCTGCCTATCAATCAGGTTCAATTCAGCAAACCTATCTAAGGTCCGTACCATGGTCAGCCAATCGCTTAACCCTAGCTGGCGGCTAAGGCGCTTTAGCCAGATGTCGGTAGCTTCTACTTGGAAGTCTGTAGCCTCTGCCTTGTAAAGCTCCTCTAGGATGGCCCACCAGATGCCATACCCCTGCATCCCGTGGCTGTCAATGAGTTCCCAAATTTTGTCATCCTCGCGGGATAAAAGGTCGTGCTTAAAATATTTCATGGTAAAATTACCTCAATGATTCTGTTGGTAATACTCTGGTAGGTGTTACTCTCATCAATTAAACCTCTATTGCCTTTACTGGTGGTTATTGGCAATAAACAACAAAAAGGCGATCGCCGGTTATGCGATCGCCTTTTTTATTACGCTGCCCCGTCGTAGGTAGCCTTGATGGCCCTAAAGCCTGACTCTATATCCCTAAATGCTCTGGGCAATAAATACTTCACGGCAAATTGTGGAGGGTTCAGCCCCTCGATCTGAGCTGCTGTCCGGATCGTATCATAGCCCTCCTTGGTAAAGATCAAGGCTAGGTTGGGCTCACCGGGCTTGCGGGCGATCGCCTTAAATCCTTTACCGTCCGGCCCCGCTTCAATCACCTTCTTTGCCGCTGCCACCAGGATTTTCTCCTGGTAAGCGATCGGCTTCATGTTCCTTAGTGCGGCAGCGCCCATTACTACCCGGGTATAGCGCCGGGGCAATGCAATCCGTCTGTACTCGGCCATATCATCACCTACAACTAACTGCGCCCCATTGTAGTGCATATGTGCTAGTTTTCACATTTTTGCAACTGGGGTTTAGAATTGCGATAGACCGGGTGTTACTTGTAGGTAGTTGAAAATGGCTGATGAACGAAGAAGCTACGTGACGGATGAAGGCAACCGCAACTTTAAGCGGTTGGTCGATGCTTTAAGAGCAAAACGCGACAATCTACCCTGGACAGACTTTACCCAGTGGATAAGCGATCGCTCTGGCATCCCTCTTTCAAAAGACATCCTTTACCGTGGGGGGCGACTGGCAAAGACGCCCGCCTGGATCGTTTTGGTTGCCCTATCCAGGGTGCCGGAGTTTACTTTCCTTGAGAGTACGGCCCGTCCATCGATAGATGACCTGACAAAAGTGCTGTTAGGTGAGATGGACGTTTATGGCCACACCATCAGACGGGAGGCGAACCACAGCCTTTAAGAGCAAGGTCAATCCTTCCGTCCACCAGTTTCGTCTCATCAGGGTATAGCTTTTCTAGCCGTGCTGCATCTACCATCAGCTCAAACCCTCCCCTGACTTTGACAGAGGTCAGGGGAATTATGTTTTTAGCAATACCAATAACAGATAAAAGATTATTTGCAATAAGAGTGCCAACGGTAGCGTTAGCTACATAAAAGTAAATTGTATATCCCCCTTTGGGGTGGCGCTTTAGCTGCATATCACAGCCGGCGGGCACAAGCGGGCCAAGGTTAGCCGCTATCAGTTGCGCGATCGCGCTTAATGGAGGCGGTGGTAAAAATGCCATGAAAGTAAGTAGAAGTACTGAATTAATTATCACCAGTTTCGTCTGCCTTGACAGAATCCCTAAGTAATTTCCTGTTAACTAAAATTTTGTTGTACCGTTCCGCAAGGCGATAGACTCCATCCATCCATACGTCGCGGTGGCCATCGCCATCAGTAACCCCGATCGCTTCAAACAATCGCTGGGCGTCTTCCAGTAAATCCTCGGGGACGTTGATCTTGATTTCTTTCAGTCTCCGCTTGCTAGCAGGCATCGGTTCTGTGATGGGGAACATCTGATTTTACTCCATCGAGGTAGTGCGCCCATTTTAGCGCTTTCTCCCTACTTAACCCCTAGATAGGGGGTTGACAGGGAAGATATAGCGGAACTACAGTACAAGAGTCCTAGAGCGTGGAAGTTCCACGAAGTTCCATGGAAGTAACCGTCACCTACACCTACACCGAACTCAAAGCCTTGCTGGCAGAGAGTTTGAGCCGTGGAAGTATTCCTACTTCCACGCTATCCCGGTGGATGGCAAAACTGGGCTATGAACCTGGTCAGCCTGGCCGCCGGCGGCAGTGGGATCAAGAGGATGCCCTAGCGCTGGTTTGTTACGGGCAGTGCATGAGCTGGGGTTACACCCACCAAGAAGCCTTGGACTATACGCTCAGACAAGTCGAAAAATATCGTCAGGAGAAAACTAATGGCTCTCAATACCGACAAGCTCAACCAACCCCGCAATCCGGGGGCGACTGTACCCAACTGTACCCAGTCGGGTCCGAGTGTACCCAGTGAGGCAGGTAGTTTAGCGATCGCCCATGGCGTTCGCATGGCGTTGAATGAACAGCAACAGCATATTGCAGGCATTCAGCAGGCCACGATCGCGGCCCTTACGCCATTGACTGAAGACACTAGCGACTTTTTTGCTAACGTCCTCTCTGGTCAAACGGCATGGACACAGATAGCTTTGCGTACCAAGCAAAAGTTAGAAGCGCTCCCAAAGTGCTCGGCGGTAACAGTGGACCTGGCCCTAGAACCGTTGCCGCCGTTGTCCTTTGCGCTAGGTCAGGAGACCCCCAGCCTCTCCTCCGGCTCATCCGACACCAGCTGCAAGCCTGAATGACTACTACAGGCGATCGCGTAGCGCCTTCGTTATGCGATCGCCTTTCCTAACCACCACTCAAAAGACCGATGGAAGATAACCAATGCACGGAGTTTGAATACGAGGACGGCACGACCAGCGAGTGCTTGTCCGCAATAGATATTGAGCAACGGAAATTACGCGAGTGCGATAGCCACGTGCAGGTAGATGGTGCTACCTACTGCGCTGGGCAAGAACCACGCCAAGCGGAGGTGCTAGGCATTCCCCAGGGCGCTACAGCGGTTGATACGCCAATGGCAGGGCCGGTGTTAGATCCTGGCATTCTGGCCGCTGGCGCTGGGCTCACGGTGGCGGCACTTGTCGCCATGTCTCGCACCAAGCAGAAGGAGGCGAAGAATGGAAACCGTTGATGTAAGAGCAATTACCCTCGCTAAGCCACAGGAAAAGCTGGCGATCGCGCGCCATGCGTGGGAGGCATTACCGCCCGTGCAGCGTCGCCCTGATAATTTGGCTATCCTGCAGGAGGCAATTACCCACGATCCGCCTGACTTTGTGCGGCTGTGCAAAGAGGCAGGGCTGCCAGTCATGGTGGTTAATGTTCACAATGAAACCCACAACCATTACCACGGCACTCCCGGCGCTTCTGCGGCCCAGGAAGGCGGCTTAACCGCCGCTGATGTCCTAGCTATCGTCCAGGCCGCCCAACGCCCTCAGGAGGCACCTACAGGTGTCTCTGAGATGATGGCGTTAATGGCTCAACAGCAACAGCGTTCTGATGCGTTGTTGGCGGCCATGATGGCCCAACAGCAGCAGCCCCAACAGCCACAGCATATCTACGTTGAGTCAAACCCTAATATCACCGTCAGCCAAACGGCAGGCGAGGGCGGCGGGGTAATGATTATTGCCGGATTGTTTTTCGGTGTGTTGGTGGCGGTGATTGCCGGTAGTTAAGGGTTGGAGGGTGCATATGGGTAACGCGATCGCTTTCTTTTTCTTCCTTGCTCTAGGTATTGGCGCTGCCAAGCTGGCGCAGTGGGATAACGAGCGGGAGCGGCTGGAATTGGTGACAAGAACGGGCGGGGAGGGGTCGCCCTGGCTAGCAAGTCCAGCCATGGCTACTGCTAGGGTTGAAGTGGAGAAGCCGCCAGTGCGGGCAACGGCGTCTAAACAATTTTGGGATGAGTTAGATCGTAAGTATTCAAAAGAAGAAATAGAAGCGATCGAGCGTTACCCCTGGATAGGCATAGACTCACCTGCAACCGCCTCTGAGCCTACCCCCTCACATGCCCCTGAAACCTTGGTGCAACCAGCATTACAACCGGTTGTAGCAACTGGTTGTACAACCGGTGGAGCAACCGGTTGTAATGAGGTGGAAACACTACCGCCTAACGAATGGTTGGAGCAAAACAAATGCTTTTTTCCAGTGCATTTACCGCCTGCTCAGGTTACTAATTATCGCGATCGCAAGGCGTTGGTTAATGCGTCTGTTTGGGTGGAGCGGGCGATAACAGCAGGGGTTAGTCAAAACAAGATCGTCACTGTGGTGTTTGGTCAGTCCAAAGGGACTGAAAAGTATAACCGGATTATTTCGTTGATAAAGGACGTAAAATCATGAGCGCATTAGGACGTAACCCGATGGTTAGCCGTAGCCTGAACTACGGTGCCCTGGCGATCGCTGCCCTGTTGATGGCCACCAATATCCACTATTCGGCAGTGGGGATTGGTGCAGTCGCCAAGGCGGCGGCGACGGTAGACTTTACCCCAGTGGCCGCCCGGGCGGGCATGGAGGGGATGATCGCTCGCTACGGTAGTGCGATCGCGACTGACTTGCTGTGCTTGGTGATCAGTGGCATTGCCTTCCACCCCCAGGGGCTACCGCTGGCCTATGGCGAAATCAAGCGGCTCAGCTCGGACAACGTGGTCAGCCGGTCCTTGGGGACCGTGGTTACTATAGCGGTGGTACTGGCCCTGGGCTATGGCGGCTTCTGGGCGTACTCGTACAACCTGAGAACGTCGATGCTAGCCTTTGGCGTGCCATCGCTCTGGGCGATTAGCGCCTTTCCAGTTTGGCTGAACGTGGTGGGGCCAGAAGCCTTCTTCCACGGCACCCATTTTTACGGTCGCCTGCTAGCCAGTAGCAATAATGCTAGTATGGCAGGCAGTTCTCCTAGGTCGCTTGCTCAATGACTTTAATGCGGGTGTTGGCCGCCATCCAGGCGGCTTTTGAATGGTCAAAGCAAAGACCCCACAGCCTAGGCTATGGGGTCTTTTTAGTAATGTTGGCGCAAATTCGCGCTGGGGATGTAATTATGCTTGCCGCTGGCCTTGCCGCGATCGCGGGGGGCATCATTGGCACTTGGCGCTACTTCAAGACGTAGCCGCTAACGTCCCCTCCGCTGTAATGACTAGCGGGATGTGCTCCTCTTCGGCCATCAGGTTGAGGGTATCTATCTGTGCCTCAGTGAAGCTATAGCTATGGTGGTTCCAGAGCGCTATCAAAGGTTCCGGGTCACCCATCGCCCCGCCATTGCGCAAGGTTTGCAGGCGGCCCACCAGGGCCGGGAATAACGGGTTAGTGGCCAGAATAGCCAGGATGTCGATGTCAGCCACCAAGCGATCGGCGAGGTTGCCCCAGTTGGGCAGCACTGGCGCGGGTGGAGTCGGGGGTGGCTCCTGCCAGGTGTTGGTGGTGTTGTCCCAATAGGTGGTATCGCTGGGGCGATCGGGCTTTAGCTGAATGGCGGTGCCGTCGTAGTAGAGGTCGTCGCGGCTAGTGTTTGGCCCCTCGACTAAGGTAAAGCCGGAGGGAGTGCCGACGCTTTCGTCGTTGCAATAGCCAACAATTTGATTGTCTTGGTCAATGAAGAAAAACATTATGCCACCGCCTTATAGGTGCGAGTAACCAGGGTGCCTGATCCGCCGGATGCTCCAATGGCACCCATCCCACCTGCTCCTGCGAATGATCCACCCCAGGCGATTCCTTCCGTGCTCGTAGCAGTTCCGCCGGTGCTACCTTGGGAGCCGGCGGTGCCGCCGGATAGGATAATGGTGGCACCTGTCGTTGTTACAGTAGGTGCGGTTAGCCATACCCATCCACCGCCGCCACCACTGCCGCCATAGCCACGGGCGTTAGCTATACCTCCCGCCGTACCATTTGCACCATTGCCGCCCCTGACTGATAGGGTGGCGGTGGAGGCGATAGTAATACTGGCAAGACTGGTCAGCATAATAGCCCCGCCGCTGCCTCCACCGCCACCAGTTGAAATGTAATTGCCGCTAGGGCTATTTGCCGCACTGCCATTGTCGCCGATCGCTGTAATGGTGCCACTTATTGAAATAGCGCCGTTGGCTTCTACCCAAATAGCGCCACCTCCATCGCCGCCTTGAGGAACGTTTTGAATAACGCCGCCGGGCTCTGTCCGACACGAACCACCAGCACCCGGTGAACCAAAGGGAAACACAAACGGGTTGTAAATAGCTCCAACGCCTCCCAGGTTGCCAATTTCTAAAATGCGTCGATCTGCGCCACTCATGCCGTGGCCAGCACCTTGAGCCTTTGCTGCTTGAGTAACTGTAATAGTCGCTCCACTTTGTACCGTAAAGGTGCCACTGCAATAGATGCGAGCAAATCGGCTAATGGTAACGGTGTGGCCCGTATTGACGGTGAAATCGCGAAAATAATACAACCCGTCACCAAGGGTTGTATTACCAGTAGTACTAAAGTCTGTATTGGTGCCCTGCCCATTACCCCCAAACAACCTCACCCGATCGCTGACCGCCCAAGTACCTGCCCCAGTCCGTTCGATAGGTCCGGTGGTCGAGATAGCGGCGATCGCGTCTAGGTCAACGTCCCAGGCTTGCACGTTAGAACCAATGGTGACCCCTAATGCGGTACGGGCGGCGGCGGCATCGGCGGCCCCTGTCACGGCTTCGCCAGTAGCCGTTAGCGGGAACGTGGTCCAGGTATTAGCGCCAGTACGCTTAATGCCCCCGGTGGTGGTGATAGCGGCAACGGCGGCGAGGTCCGCGTCATAGCCTTGAACGGTGGAGCCGATCGCGCCGGGTTGGAGGGCACTATCGGCCAGTGTCCCCTGGGCTTTGCTAGCGAAATAACGCCGTAGTTCTTGCAGGATTAGGGGAATATCCCCAAAGTTAAAAGCCATGGCTAGGTGGTTACTCGGGTGATAGAGGTCAGGTAATAGTTGGGCGCACTACCGGCATAGGCGTAGGTGTCAGTCACCGTATGGCCCGCGCTGGTGCTGGTATAGACAACGGTGGCAATGCGTTGGTTGGCGGTGCCAGGGTCGTTATAGGTGTAGGCGATCGCCAGGTCTTCAGCATTAAGGACAAGCTGGGCATCGTTGGCACCGGTTGCCGCGTTGAGGGTATCAACGCCGGTCTTGATATTGTTGAGGACCGTTAGCTGAGCTGGGATAAGCCGAACAAATTGTCCTTCGTCGAGCGACAAGGGAGCGACAACATCCACCTTGGACGCGTCGTCTAGAACCAGCTTTTTGTAACCATTTTCGACAGTGTATGTGGCCATTAGTAATACCTAAAAACATCAATCCCGGCGTAGCCAGTGCTATCGGTGCTTGCCGCTAGGTTGTTGGCACTGGAGTTAAAGGTAAGCACCAAAAACCGATGGTCGCCGTCCTTTTCTAACCCGCAAAAGATCACCAATTGGTACGCCTTGCTATTGCTAAGGGTTGGCTTAAATACCCCGATCGCGTTGCCATTTGCACTAAGGGAAGCAGCTATCGATCGCGGGTAGGTGGCAACCAGGTTGGTGACGTTTACCACCTGCCCGGGCCGTAGCCCAGCTAAACCTGCCTCTGGCGTAGAGATAGGGAAAACAACAAAAGGCGCATTACGGCTAAATAGCCCACCCAGGTTAATTTCAGCATTGAGGGTATAGTCTGCCACTGCCAGCGCTTCACTATTACGCGGCAACCGCCACGCGACACAATGGCCCAGCACTTCGCCGTCCGGCAGGGGGCGACTGGTGCCACTAAAGGTAGTGCCACCGCCAAGCGAGTGGGCGATCGCCATGGGGGCTGTCGTCACCCGCGCCCCATTTAGCCAAGCCCGATCTAAGGTGCCAGCATAGGCGGGAGACAATAGCTGAAATTGCCATTGCTCACTAGCGGGCGGTGCGTGGTAGCACAGGATAGAATACTCGCTGCTATTGGCAAGCCCGGTGATGACCGGCGCATCCTGGCGCGTCGTGGGGGCATTGGTGCCACTAATCCAGGCGATCTCACCCCGGGCGGTACTGGGTAGGGTGACGATGCCAGAGCCACTGGAGGTAACTGTAAATTTGCGGTAAATCCACTGAATAGCCGCATTATTGCGGTTCATTACCACGATGTAGCTTTCCGCCGCTGCTGGGTTGGTATAGCCCGCAATATCTGACTCCCGCACGTTGGCAGGGCTCAGGGCGGTGCCATTTAGGTAGACTTTTTCAATTGCCCCACAGACGGGTAACCCTGAACCTGCTGGGTAGGAGATAGCAGGGACCAAGTAAAGCGTCGTGCCAACTGCAGGCGCTCCGGCTGTCGTTGCCGTCCAGGTTAGGGCGGCGGTGCCACCGCCGCCGGTAAAGCTACCATTGGCGCTGATATTAGCGCCGGTGCCATCAAAGATGGCATGGCCGCTACTGGCAAAGGTGGCCCCGGTGGGTGAATTGCCAGCAAAGTTAATGGTCGCCTGTGCCTTAGCTGGGCTGCTGCCATCACTGGTCGTGGTTAGCGCGATCGCGTAGGTGGTCTGAATGATCGCCTCATTGGTGAAGGTAATGCGCTGCTCATTGGCCAGCATCGTCGAGCCATTGGGGGAGGTGGTTGCCACCCCTGGCGCTGCCGTATTGCTGCCTACCTGCCCGTTGAGCAAGTTATAAACACCTCTTGCCTGGGTTGGTGCGTTCTGCAAGGGTTCGCCGCGCATTAGTCGATAGACGCTTTCTTGCAAGCGATCGCGCCAATTGTCCCACCCGTCGCCTACATAGCGATAGGTTGGCTGCAAGTGAATGGCGGCCTCCAGCGGTTGCTCCGTTGGCCCCCATTGCCATCCGTCAATGGTATTGCCCTGTACCCGCCATGCTCGCAATAGGCTAATTACCTCCGGCGTGCCATTGATAGCGTAGGTGACGCCATCAGCCAGGGCGGTATCACTCAGGTAAAGGCGACTGTTGCCATAGATAAGCGGTGCTGAGGTGGAGACAGCAATGCTGTTGCCGATCGCCGTTGCGATCGCGGCTGCACTCATCTCCCCCTGGGATACCCAAATGCCATAGACAGAACGCAGTCGTGCCGTATTTTCACGGGTGACTGACTGCAATAGGTTGCCGCTGCGCCATTGAAACGTAAGCGCTACGTTAGCATCTTGGGCGGTGCCCACCTGTACCGCCATGGCCACCAGGTAAAGGTAGTCGTAGCGGTTGACAACAGCGCCACTGGTTAAAGGTGGTAGCTCCACCGCCGTCGATGGGATAGTAGCTAACCCAGGGTGGCTATGGAGCCAAGGCGATAGGGAGGATAGGGTTACCGTCTGGCTGCCGCCGGTGAAGGTAGGACGGTTCAGTAACCCATTAGGGCGCGATCGCCGGGTAGCACTGACATGGCTGCGGATAATATCCTCGGTCGCCGCCAATTCCTCGGCGGTCGGCACCCGGCTATCGGTATCAGACTGCTGCCCCAGCCAAAGGATCGCTAAGTCCCGGGCATGACGGTAAACATTCAGGCTCACGGGCTATACTCCAGCAACAATAAAAAGGCTGTATTCACATCAGGTGGCACCGTCAAGTTGACAGTGCGGTAATGGATGCTGCTACGGCTAGGCAGGTTAGGCGTCAAGGCATCATTGTCCTCGCCGGCTGTCAGAAACCATTGGTTTTCGAGGGACACTAGCCATTCATCTGCACTACTTGGCAAACTCCAGTCCAGTACGACGTCATAGCTGGTCTGGTCGTAGCCCAGGAGTAGTTCTAACTGTCGGATTGTTGTCCCGGTGCTGGTCTTGGGCAATAGAAATTCCAGCATTAGGTAGCGGACACCTGCCTCGATGATTGGCACCGGCGATCGCTGCTCCACGTCGCCATCAGTCCACCATTGCCCCGCCAGGGGTAGGGTAGCGATCGGGTTGGTGATGACGGTCGCTAATGCTTGGCTATTGCCTAGCGCCAACCGCCATGGCCCGTAGCCTAGCAGTTCATCAGCGGTATCGCCCACAAAGGGAGGTGTCGGTAGGGTGATGGTATCAACCACCAAGTAAGAGCAGTCGTTATCCTCACCGACATAGAAAAAGGGTTGCCCCGGCTGCTGGGTATAGGCTAGGTTGCGCCATAGCTCCGCCAGCCGCAGGCTATGGTTATTCCAATTGGTACGGCAAATGAAGCCCAGCACATTACGAGAGAAGGGACTATTGCTGATAGCGGTCGGGGTGAGCGCGATCGCGGTGATGGTCACCGGTAGGTCGTAGCTATCGGCACTGACGGGTAGGTCCAGGGCATCGGCACTGGCCGGTAGGCTATAGGTGCCTAGCGAAACGCCCACCAATTGCTCTAGCAATAGGTCGGTATCAATTAACCGTAGTTCATTGATAAAGGCGGGACGCTGCCAAAAGGGCGCTAATAGGTCCGTGGAGGTGGGGAAACGGGTGTAGTAGTCCCATGGGGGCAGGGCGACTGTCTCAAGCCCCTGGGCGGTTATAGATGCTTTGTAGTTAATGCCATTGGCAACCCATTTGGTAAATAGGTCCTCCAACCACCACCAATCAATGTCAAACCATGGATCGGTGGTATCAACGACCAGGGTTAGTTCACCGTAGCGGCTCTTTGAAAAGGCCGTCTCTAGTCGTAGTTCATTGGCGGATAGCCCGCTAAAGTTGGTTAGCGATAGCTGTAAGCCCTGGCGGGTATTGCGAGACTGGCTAAATTCAAAGCGGTATCGGGTGCGGGCTTGAGCGTCGCTCTCAGCACTACGGCGGGTTAGCCCTAGCCCTAATAGGTGTAGCGATAGCCAAAACCCTTCTGAGGTTTGCGGTATCGCCATCGATCGCGCTGAGTCGATGGACTCCCGTGCCCCCGCGATCGCGCCACAGAGTGCCCATACCACTGGGTATAGGGGTCCCTGTCGCTGGTGCAATTGCCGAAACCAGGTGGGCGGTAAGTGCCGCTCAAATTCCTGGAAGGCGTCTAATTGGTAGGCAGGGTTAACAGGGGTTGCCATAAAAATGGGTTCCGCCAATGGCAGAACCTGAAGGAGATAAGGAGCGCAATTTACTGCCTATTTTAACGGGGTTCGCGGTGGTTAACCTTGGGAGGCTTGCTGCCAGTAATGGTCATAGGCTTTTTCAGCGGCTTCAGCCTTTTCTGCGTCAACATCGTCATCTGCCCAGGAAAGGAGTATCTTGCCGATGTTACGAGCCGATGGAGTCATGGCAGTTTGAATCATTGCCAAGTTTCGCTTGGCACCATCAGCGGTGTCATGGTCGAAAAATTCGTCAGGCATGCGATCGCCTATATCCCGGATTTTCCTAAGCTCCTTATCAATTGCCGGGTAATTTTCTAAAACATTGTCAGCAAGCTTGATGCTTAGCTCATATTCGCGCCGTTCTTTCGGGTCGGTTTCGCTTGCCATATCTTGTTCCATCTCCCTGCGAAAGCTTTTAAGCTCGCTTTTGCTGTACTCCTGGGCGTACTCCAGCGCCAGGGATTTAGGGTTGAGGTCGTAATTTTGCAATTCTTCCAGCCCGGCGGCAGCTTGGCTGATTAAGTCAAAAATTGGCTTGAAGTGCGGCTGCTCAGGGGGGACGTTGGCTTCAAGCATTCCCGGCACCTTGTCGATCAAGTCCCATACTTCACTGGATTCGTTAACACCGAATTGATCAAACAAACTGACGATTTTTTGCGCTTTGGCCTCTTTTAGCCTTAGTTGCTTGTCAGACGTTTCCCCTGAGTTAATTAACTCCAGAAATGTTTCTGGATTGTCTAGCTGTTTTAGAAACTGGACAAATTGGGCTGACTCAGGGGAAGCTGTGTTAAGCAATGCTTCTGACGCGATCGCTGCCAATGGATCGTTTTGACTAGGCGCTATCCCATGGGTTTGGGCAACCTGTTGGTGCAGGGTATGGAGGCTTTCCATGGTGGGCGCTGACTGCTGTGGTTGTGCTGGCTGTTGCGCTTGGGGTTGTTGTTGTGGCTGTGCTGGCTGTTGCTGAGCCGGGCCAGGCTTGTCGGCTAGGTGCCACCGTCCGCCTTGCAATACTTCCTGATGGCCCGCTTGGTTAGTGCGGGTTTCACCTTCTTGGTGCTGAGCGTCAAATAGTCCTAGTTGTCCTGGGGCAGGCGATCGCTTGCCCGCCTTCCTCAAGACAATGCCGCTAGTGGTCACCACCGGGACATAGAGCACCCCGGCAAGGGTATAGATTTTCATGGGTTAACCTCGTCTGATAACTTGCACCGATGCCACCCGGATAATGTAGCCGCGCTCCACCGTCACGTTGGTGGCAGGGGAGATCAGCAATATGCCACCGGCACCGGGGACGCCGCCTAGGACACCATAGAGTGCCTCTACCTCTAAGGTTTGGCCCATCCGCAGGGTGCCAACGTAGCTATTGACCGCAGCGGCCAGGGCAGCCTCTACGGTGCTGGCGGTGTAGCCGGGCTCCAGGGCATAGGACAGGATAAAGGCAACCCGGCTGGTGGTGGGGACGATCACATCAACCCCAACCCCTGCCGCTACCCATTTGGTTTCTAGCTCCTGCACCGCTTGCCATACCACCCCCGCGTAGATCACCATCTCCAGGCTATTCAAGTTGCCGCCATTTCCCCGGGCATAGAGGCGGCTGTTACTGGTGTCATAGAACCATCGGTAATTACCCTGGGAGACGGTCACCGCTGAGTCAGACGGGTTCCATTGCTCCCTGCCGTCGGTGGTTTGGCTAACCACACCAAAGCGCTTGCAGGGCCAGCCCGCCTCGATTAACCCCTGGGGCGTTTGACTGGTCACCACGTAATAGGTGCCGGGTAGGTCCGTCGTTTGCCAGGTGCCTGGGCGAAATAGGTCGCCGCCGCTGGCATCGGCTAGCACCCCTCGCACGTAGCCGGGTAGGTCCGATCGCCGTTCAGTGATAAAGCTCACCACCGACGGGAATAACGCGGGCTGGCCCAGGATCGCCGCCTCGGTGGCCGGTATGGTGGCCCGGTGCAACATTGCTAAATGCTGGGGCACCCTGGCCTTAATCGACGCGTCCGCCTCCGGGTCGGCACCACCCACCGCCGGGTCCAGGTTCACCACATTATCGATACCCACAATCGGCGATCGCAGCGCGTTGATGCTACCCCCAACCACATTGCCCACCGTCCCTGGCTGGCTACAGGTGCAAACCACCAGGACGGAACTTTGAGCGATCGCCAGCGTTGCCGATGAATTGGTGGTAAAGACAAGCCCACCACTGGTTTGTACCGCCGTCCCCACAGGGATGGTAACCGCGGTTGTTGTCGCCCCGTAGCGTTCAAAGCGCACCGCCGCCACCGCTGCAATGCCCGCATTGGCGCTCATGCCAAAGCCTGCTACCAATTGCCTGAGCCACTGCCCCTCACTGGTGGCTAGGATGCTCATCCGCAGCACGTGGGAGAGAAACCCATATAATCCCTCCATCGATAGGCTGAAGGCCACCAGGAGGCGCTTAAATAGCTTGCCGGTAAAGTTGGCACGCCATTGGGGTGGCAGGAAGGATAGCATCTGGTCCAATACTTCCTGCCAGGTGAGAAACCGTACATTGTCAGCCATAGCTATCCCATGAGTTGAAGGGCGATCGGTCCGAACTGAAATGCGGCACCGCTAAAGCCAAATACCTCTAGTAGTCCGTAGACGTAGATAGCATTAGGCGTCTGAAAGCTATAGTCGGTCTCCAGTTGCCGCACCCTAAAGCGGGTCTTAAAGCTAGGGTGTTGGAGTGCATTGAGGGCCGCTAGTCGGGCCATCCCCAGGCTTACCCGTGGGTCAAAGTTGGTGCCAATTAACCCCCAGTCGATGCCGTAGGTCGGATCATCCACAAAGCTACCTTTGGGGGTCATAAATAGCCGCTCGATCTCCTCCCGCAGGCTCAGTACCCCCACCCGGTAGGCTAGGTCCGTCTCCGTGCTACTGGCGATCGCATCGGTTAGCCCGGGCGAAGCATCAAAGGCAATGTCGCTGCCAAAGATCGACTCAATCACATCAGCCATCGACGGGTAGCTCCGGTAGGGTTAGCAACTGGCCAGGGGTGACAATGTACGGATAGCTAAGCCCATTCGCCGCCGCGATCGCAGTCCATCGGTCGGGGGAACCGTACACCTTAACCGCGATCGTGGGGAGCGTTTCAAAGGTGCCTACCTCGTACTGGCGTACACCCTGGCGGGTTGGGCCAACGGTGGGCGAGATGGGTAGGTTGATGCCTTCATCAAGGGCGACTACCTGCATGGTTAGCTGGTTTACGGCGGCCCGTTGCAAAGGTATATCGGCCATCAAGGCTTCCGGGGAATATTCGCTAGGGAGAAGGAGGGGCATTAGATTTTGACTCCCAAAATGCTAAGCGTCTGCACCGCTGCTGATAGCCCATCCACCGCGGCTGGCGACCATGGCCCCACCTGCACCCCCGTCTGACTCAGTACCGCCTGCACGGAGGCGGGGAGGGCCGGGTAAACATTTTTTAGTTGCTCAGTCATATTTTGGGTAACCTGAACACCTGAAAATTCAGAGCGCCAATAGAGCCGTTGCCCTAACTCAGGGTCATAGGCGCTCCAGCCCTGCTCCATGGCATTGGCAAGCATCTGGGTTTCCCCTAGCCCAACGGAGTCTATCACCGTATTGATTAAGGGCGTCACGATCGCGCCTACGTTGCCAGGCAGCAAGCCTAGGGTGGTTCGGATCAATGCTACCTGGGCGGCGGGGTTCAGGGGGAAGTCGGTACTTTTCTTAAGCGCCTCTTCTACCATTTTGCCCTTGTCGCCAATGGGCGCTTTGGTCGGCCCGATGCCGCCATCAGTCCATTCTTCGAGCGGTTGTACTGCGGTGCCTTCAGCCAGGGGTTGATCTATCTGCCAAAATTCATCCTTGAGGATCTTGCACCGAAAGTTAAACCGAATGCGGTAAGGGTCTTGCACCGATTCATCCCAGGCAAAGCTAAGGATTTCAATGCGATAGCACCGGGGTACAAAGCGACTACCCTTGAGGGTCTTGGCGATGCTGCTCTTGTACTGCCGCTTTAGGTCCACCGCCTTTTGTAGTTGCGCCTGGGTTAGCCCGGGGTTGGTGGGCGGCGTTGGGTCAGTCCCCTGGGGGAGCCCTGCACCAATGCCGCCATCGGTCCACGGGTTAGTGGGCGTTGCCCCATCAAACCAAAGCGTATCCTCGTCCGCCATGTCCATAAAGTAGGTATCCGCCGGGGAGCCATCCTCCTTGGGCGTGCCGTGGTTGCGCCATATCCATTCCAGCTTTTGTAACTCCTTGCGGTAGCCCGCGCCGGTGTCACATTCAATCGTCAGGTCCGGTAGCATCAACCCATTACGCTGCGGGTCTTCAGAGTACAGAATTTCTCTGAAGTACCCGCCCAGGGTATCAACTACTGAACCCTTACTTTGCTGTTGCACACGGATCGCCTGGGGGTTTACGCGAAAGTAAACGTCCTTGGTTTCCTGGCCAACGTGCCGAAAGAAAATATGGTTTGCCCTGGCATAACGGGCGCGATCGCTCTTACTCACTCAGCTAACCCTTGCTCCTTAGCCACCTTGATCGCCTGGATTTTCAGAAAGCTATACAACGACATGCTGACGGTGGCGATCTCGTCCGGGCTGATGCCGTCAAGCACTGCTTTTAGGTAAGGCTCACCATGGCGTAACCCCGTCGCGATCGCAGGGCTTTCGTTGGCAAGCTCTTTTAGCAATTGCAGCAGGTAGCCCTTCAGCAATTTACCCTTGAGCCCTAGCGCGTCATAGCGGACGGAGGTCACACCAACGATCTCGTTTGCCTTGTCGGCAAAGCTGGCAGTGGTGCGGCTAGATGCGATCGCGCTTTTGACGCCATCGGCAATGACAGTGCGAAATTCATCGGTATTGATGACGGTCTTGAGTAGTCCGATCAGGAATGGCTTGAGCATGGAATACCTCGGCTATAGTGGGGTCAGCATGATTGGAAAAGAGGACAGCCTGGCGCGATCGTCGGGCTTTTTTGTTGTAAAAATGCAATCGATAAGTGTTGACAATACGATAGAGGGTTGATAAGGTGTAAATGTACACGACAGAGAGGACAAGCCAATGACTAAATACTATGTTTCAATTCCCCTCGTAGGGAAAGCTGTCTTTGAGGTTGAGGCAGAATCGCCTTCAGAAGCAGAAGATATTGCGTTTGATATGGACATAGAAGAAGACGATGCGCTGCTAGAGTACGAATTAGTACCTGAGATAGTCACGGGCAACATATTCCATGGATCTCTGAACAGGGTCAACGTAGAGAAAGTACGCTAAGCTTTTCCGTTTTGCGCCACCATTACCCCGCCCTCCCCTTGGAGGGCTTGTTATTGATTAGAACCCGTCAGCCGATCGCCGCGACTATCCGGCGCACCAACCACCGCTATTTCCTTGCCGTTGATCACCTGCCCTGCCTCAGTAAAGCTGGTCTGGCCATTGACGGTAATGGTAGGCGTATTGATTACTAAGGCACTGCCGTCTAGAGTAATGGTGCCATCGGCGGCTAGGGTAATTTGAGCGGCGGGGTTACCCACCGGGCCAGTACTTAGCACCCAGCTACCATCGCCTAGCGATCGCGCCCATGCGCCGGAGGGTAGCAATAGGTCAAAGCGGTTGTCGATGGACTCGCCCTGCTCCTCAGCCGCGATCGCCGGTCCTGCGGTGCCTACAATGCCCTTGGCAAAGCCGGTCACTACCGCAGCACCGTCTAGGTACTCCACCTTAGCTAGGTCGCCCTGCTGCACCGGGAAGGTTACCCCCCACCGTGGCCCCTGGTCGCTACTGCCCCAGGCGCCCGGGTCAACCGGTTGAGTAAGCTGCAATGGGACGCGCTTTTGGTCCTGCCAATTGCCGCCCCAGGTTAGGATAGGCACGTCATAGATGATGCCTGACTGATGCTGACTAGCAGGCGCTAGCACACAGGTCTGAGCGATCGGGTCATAGGTTAATACCCGATACCAGCGACTAAGCTCCATTACCGCTCTGCACTCCAGGTATCAACTTGAACCTTCATGCCTTTGGGAAACTCCATGGCGTCATTGGTGGTAAAGCTTGTGTCCTCCACGATCAGGCGGTTGGTGGGTTGCACCGTCAGTCTGCCATTATCTAGCTTCACAAAGACAAATTCCTTAGCCTGCTCGGGGTAGGCGGAGAAGCCATCGTTAACCGGTGCGGCGGTGAATAGGTACTCCCCTAGGTAGGGCTGCCCATTCGCGATCGCCTTCATCCTGAGCCCGTGCAGGTAGCTATACTCCAGCGTCGTAAATTGCTGGCCGTAGCAGTTCCAGGTTTGGGCGTCCTTCGGTCCCCAGGGCGGCGGCGACTCATTGAACGCGATCGCGTGGGTGGGCAGGTTGCGAAAAATGGCACCATTCTCTAGCAGCACCGTGCAGCTCCATACCCGGTCCGGGTAGGAGACTAGCCCAAACCATAGCGCTGGGATAAACCCGCCGCTATGCTGGCAAAAGCTAGCATCAACGTAGCAGTAGAGATGCCGTGGCAACTCGCCAACGAGGGTAAACATCAACTTGCCTTGCACTCTTCCGGTAGATACTCTTGAATCAGCGCGTTATACTCTTCCGCCCCGCCGATCGCTTCCATCTTGTTGCCCTTGCGGTTATACCAATAATAAAAGTCAGGCTCGATGGGGCTGATAAAGTCCTTTAGCTCCTCATCGGTCGATACTGGCCCGGAGGCGCGCTCTGGGTTTGCCTCGCCGTCGCCGCCTAGCTGGTCCCGGTCTTCGGTTAGCCCGGCGCCCAGGTAACGATTGCGCCGATCGCGCAAACATTCTAGCTGAGTCGTCCAGCTGCCACTGGCTAGTTCGATGCTATGGCTACGGCTAAGGATTAGGTACTGTCCTGGCACCGCCTCGGGGTTATGCCAGTTCTCTGTCACCTCTACACAGGTATTAATGCGCCAGCCCGGCTCACCCCGCACCGATAGGGTGCAACGCTGCACCGGGCGATCGTACCAGCGGATGACTTCGAGGGCGATCAGGTCCATAAAGGTACTGGCCCGTCCGTCTCGCTCTATGTCAATATCTTTGTTACCGCTATTGACAAGCCTGGCGGGGATGGCAATTTCCATCTTGCGTGGCCCGCCATACTGCTTGATACTCCCCATGTTGTAGCATTGGCCCGCATCCATAGCCGTATCACCGGCGGAGGCGCCCATCTGCCCCTGGAGGGTACAGCGGACATAGTTGGCAATGCGATCGCAGGATAGCCTGTCCGCCCAGGCGATAATGCTAGACGATGGACACTGGACAAAGGGTAGGTCTTCCCAGTTGCGCAGCGGGCGATCGCTCCATTTCAGGTATTCCGAATCCAGCACCGTCTGACACTTGCCGGAGTAGGGTAGCTTTTCCCAAACGATCGCGCCGGTATGGTCCACAAACATTTGAAAGATGCCATTGACGGTTAGGTACTGAAGCGCACTCCAGGCGCTTCCCTCATTGGCAATCCTGGCGAATACGTCCGGCGGGATCGGGATTGGTCGGGTTCTAGCCTCCCAGCCGGTTTCGCCTTGCCCGTCGCTTGGGTCAAACCAGAATTGTTCTACCCAGTGGCGCAGGATGCCGTAGTAGATAGGCACGACGGTATTGACGTCAACGGTCTGGAACCGTACCTCCAGCGATCGCCCTAGGGAGGTGGGCGCGTTGGTGTCGGTGAGTACTTGGGCATTGCGGTAGATAGCACCGTAAGACTCACCCGATAGGGTCAGAGTAGTCTCCGCCCCACCGCCCCCCATCACCGCTGAGGACCGTCCGTAGGCGCTAGTAATGCCCCGCATCAGTAAGTAGGGCGCTTTGTCTAGGTAATCCTCCCAGTCGGGCTCAGGGGGCGGCTTAGGTTGGCCATTGGCAGGCGCGTAGGCATCACTCAAGTTAGAGCCACTGCCATCAGCGGTTTGAAATACTACCGGGTTAGTAGCCGGGTCCTGGGGGACAAATGCTTCTACGTTGGTCAACGGGTCCTGGTTGCGAGAGGCATAGATTTCAACCACCATGCCCGGGTGGATGCGCTTTAGCAGCGTTTCAT